AATGTTTTACCGGTAACTCTTTCGGCCAGCATGAAGCCATCGCCGGGGCCGCAGCCCGAGCAAAAGAACGAACCGGTGCCATCCTTGTCGTCCCAGCGGAATCGGTCGGTGCCGCCGCACACTGGGCAAGGGCCATGCCTCCCCGTCAGGAAGCGGGCATCGACCCCCATCGTTGGAAGCAAAGCCCGCCAGCGCCCCCTGCAAAGCTCTTTAGCCGGTGCGCTGCTCATTGGCCTTCTCCCTCTGTTTTGCTTTCACGATGTTGTAGTGCTTGATCCAGCTCATGGTCTGCGGGCGGATCATCAGGTCTGGGATTTTCTTGACCGCGTTGGGTGGCCCGACACCGAGCCGCGCCCGATAGGCGTGATAGGCCCAGCCCTCCTTGTAGCCCCGGTTGTGCGCGAACCCGAGCAGCTCCCGATAAAACCATTCCTTCTCGTGGAACGACCAATCCTTCGGTTTCACCTGCATGGAGCGTGTGATCTCGTGCAGCTCGCCCATGACGCTTTCGATCTCGCTTACCGGCTGCGCTTCGAAACCGCATGAAGGACAGATCCGCACTTTCGGCGGACGCAGGAACGCACACTTCGGGCATTCCTTCGGAAGCTTTTCTTTCTTCTCCGGCGTTTTCTTTTTTGACGATCCATCATCCAGCGCATCGTGGTGAATGTCAGTCACGAAGCCGAGACGGATTGTCGTGTCGCTGTGGTCCAACACCAAGCAATGATCTTTGCCCTTTGCCGGTCGAAGTCCGCGCCCGATCATCTGGACGTAGAGCATCTCGCTTTTCGTAGGCCGGGCCAGAATGATGCAGCGAACGTCAGCGTCGAAGCCTGTCGTCAAAACGCCCACGTTGCAGATCACACGCACATCGCCGTTCTCAAATTTCTTGACGATGTCGTTGCGTGCATCACGATCGGTATGCGCGTCCATGTAGTCCGCATTCACGCCCGCTGCGATGAATTGCTGCTGCACATGCTTCGCGTGAACACGATTGACGCAGAAGCAAATCGTTTGTCGATCTTCTCCGCGTTCCATCCATGTCGAAACAATATCGGCAACCAGTGCGCCTTGGTCCATCGCTTCGCCAAGACCCTTCAGCTCGAAGTCACCTGCAACCGTTTTCACGTTTGACAGATCAGGATGCGCCGGGGCGAAAACCTTAAAATCCGAAAGGTGGCCGAGGTCGATCAGCTCCTGCATCGTCACAGCGATGATCAAATCATCCCAAACCTTCGCCATGCCTCTCGCCCACGGTGTGGCTGTCAGCCCAACGAACGGGATGTGCTTCCAATCGGTGTTCTTCGCCCACTCGTGGATGAACTTAAACTGCACATGCGCTTCATCGATGATCACGAGATCCGCGACAGGAATGTTTCGGCGCATCAGCGTCTGGATCGAACAGACCTGCACAGGCTGCTGGTGATCGGTCATCTCGTGGTCGCCCTGCATGACAGCGACCTCCCAGATGCCGTTCTGCGTGAACCGCTGCACCGTCTGATCGATCAGGCTCAGTGCCGGGACGGCGAAGATCACGCGCTTTCCCTTTTCCCGAGCCATACGGATGATGGCGGCAGCGATAACGGTTTTACCGGCACCAGTGGGCAACTGCATGACCGGGCGCTTGTGTCCGGCGGCGAGTGATTGGCGAAGTGATGCTATGGCATCGGTCTGGTATTTTCTCAGTTCCATTTCGGCTCCGTGGAAATTGACCTACTCAATCTAATTAGAAAGATTCATCTTCTTGGTTCAGGTAAGGTTCTGTATCTGTATCTGTATGGTTAAACGGTCGTTTAGTGGTTAAACGTCCGTTCAGCGTTTGTTTAACGACCGTTGGATTGTTGTTGACTGACACACGTTTAGCGGCAGACAATTTTCCGGCTATCGAAGCCTTCTTGCTCTTCGCATCGACCGCCAGCAGCTCCAGATCCACCCTTTTGTGCCGCCACATGCCATCTTCGACAACGAAGAACTCAACAAGCGTTGAGCGGACGTTGAGCCAATGTTCCAAAGACAAGCGGGCAATGCCACTTAGCCGACGATCATCGTCAGGAAGCGGGGTGCCGCGCTGCCAATAGTTCATGATCAGAAGCAGGTATGCGCCATGCTCAACAGTGGTCAAATGCTGAGTGTCCGACAGGTAATCTGTCGGGTAAAATTTCATGTAAGGTAAGGCGCTTGCCATCGATCAACTCAATAGGTTGTGGTTGATCCGATGAGACGCGTAACGTATAGTAGAAACCGTTACGCACATCGGAACACCGCCATGTTCCGTTTCGACCCCAGTGGACTGCAATCCGCTGGGGTCAGTTCTTTATCGTAGCCTCTTTCTTTTCAGCCAGCAAGCGAAGCGCCAAAATTACTGACATCGGAATGCGCCGCTCCCCAGCCAGCCATTTGTAGATAGTTCGCTCATGTACGCCAACGGCCTTTGATACGGCTGCGTTGGTGACGTTTAGTCGGTCGAGCAGGTTTTGCAATTCGCGAATCGTTTCCATTTCATGCCTCGCATTCTTCAGGGAAGTAGGTTTTGCGGTGGATCTTTCCGGCATCCGTCTGCGCGGCAATTTCCCATGCGTGCGACCACGCTTTGGCAAGGCTGGTGAAAGTACGCTTGTCATGCGAGCCAGCAGAGTGAACCGTCCACTTCGCGCCCTTGCAGGGGTGCGTGATCACAGCGGCCAAGATGCGGCCAGCGCCGGGCAGAACGGGATCAACATACGCGCCGACTTCGCACCAGCCGTCATCGCGGCGGTCTGTGACTTTGGTGACGTAATGAACTTTGGTTTCGTAGATGGGCATATCGATCTCCATTTGGTAAGAAATGAGAGGGGCCGAAGCCCCTCGTTTTATTAACGCTCTTGGGCAACCTCGTTCACCACAGCTTTGAGGCGGACCAGAACTTCCTCATCGGTCAGGCCAGAGGCGCGATGGGAATCGACGTAAGAAGCCAAGGCTGGGATAGCGGTAATCACTTCATTTAGTTTGTCAGTGGCGGTCATGAGATGTTCCTTTTGATAAAAGATAAGGTGGGAGGGGGCCGAAGCCCCCTTTGATTAGAAAGCCTTGATCTTCACGCGGGGGCGGATCGTCGGGTTGATCGCTTGAGCGTGGCAACGCTGGAAGTCTTCAGCGGACAGGAGCGTCTGGGCCAGATCCTTCGAGAAGGTGACCGGGTAGGTCTTGGTGAAAATCACATCGGCAGAGTTGCCGACGATGATGGCTTCGAGAACGTCCTTCTTGTTGGGGGCAAAGGCAGCAGCCTTGATGAGCTGTTCCTTGATCGCCGTGCGCTGGGCATTGAGGTCAGAGATCTCAAGGTCGAGGCGGGCATATTCGTCTGCGAGGGCTGCGAAGTCGGTCATGTCAATCTCCATATCAATCAGGCCCGGTCTAGATCGACCGTGAAGCAACAATAACATGCCCAAAGGCCATGTCAACTGCTATTTTTACTGCCCAAAGAACAGGGTTGTGATCGGCTTATTTTGGAATAGATACCAGCAGCAATTCTCTTTGCCCACGCTGGCCGAGCCATCAATCCACTTCACCCGGCCTATCGACACCACCCGAGAGCAGATCTCCAAATAGGGCTTGGCCTGTTTGGTGTGCATCCAATCAGCGTCAAAGAGCAGCCATGTCGGTGCTAAAGTTGAGCATCGCTCTATGATCTGGTGCAGGACAGGGCGGTCCCACGGCGGGTTAGTGATGATGCTATGCGCCCCCTTCAGGTCCGGGGCGGTGATAAACGAAGCGTCGAGCTTGCCCACGTTGCTGGCCCGAGGCTCGACATCGTAAGCGGCCCAGCACTGATGGCCGAAGAGCGTCAAATAATTGACGATGTTCCCAGCACCGGCACAAGGCTCGCAGTAGATCGTATTGGGCTGCAAATGCTTCAGCAGCGGCTTGATGGCCGAAGCTGGCGTGTCATAGGTCTGAAGGGTCTTATGCTCAAAATTGCTGCGCTTTCCCATATAATTCCTCATCCATAGGTTCGACTATAATCAAGCATTCGGGGCCTTTTTCGACCCACCGCATATCAATCCATCCGCAGAGCGAATCATCCTCTACGACCCGAGCTTCTGTAAGCACATCGCTGACAGCCTTTTCGAGGTTCCCGATGTCCCGCTTGCGTCGATCCGGTCGAACGGCCAGCAGGGTCATTTTGTACATGCCGGTCACCCGAAGCGTCCGGCACTGTTCTTTGATGGCCCACAGAGCGTGCACGCGCCATTCTTTGTACTTGGGCGAGCTATACACTCTCCCGGTCTTAGTTGCCCTCCACAGGCGGTTCACGCTTGGCGGGTACGGCAGGGTAAGCCGGATCATTCTTTGTCCTTTTGCGAGCTGCCAGATACCTCTGGAGCGCCCTGTAAACATCGGCCTCGTGGGCCTTCAGCCTATCCGCTATCTCGGCAGTATTAAGCCCCTTGTGCCACAGCATCCCCACAACAACGTAGGAGATCTTCTTAGTCATAGAGATCGGGTCGAAGTTTTTGGCGCGGGATGCCGGTGATTTTCGAGATCTGCGACAAGTGCCTAAACGGAACCGACCTCCATTGATTAACGGCGGCGCGTGTGACGTTGAGCTGCCGAGCCAGTTCAGACATCGAACCGACAGCGGCAAACACTTCGAGGAGTATCGGGGTCTTGTTTTTCATGCCGGGCAAGATGCCGAAAATTGACAGGCGTGTCAACTTTTGGAAAGGAACCCTTGACGGGCTTTCGCGCTGCGACTACATTCGACCCGTGATTGATATGGAGACACACAAATGAAATGGTCAGAAAATATTACGAATATCGCTGCTGCTCTAGTGCAGCTCCAATCCGAAATCGAAGGCGTGACAAAGACCGCCAGCAACTCGCACTTTAAGAGCAAGTATGCAGATCTACCTACCGTAATCGCAGCACTTCGTGAGCCGCTTGCAAGAAATAATCTTTGCGTTCTCCAAAGCCCGCACAAGGTCGATGGTGGTGTCGAGGTTGAGACAATGGTCCTGCATAAGTCAGGCGAATGGATCAGCGATGTTTGCTACATCCCGATCAACAAGTGGGATGCCCACGGCATGGGCAGCGGGATTTCCTATGGCCGGAGATACGGGCTCATGGCTATTTTCTGCATCGGCACCGAAGATGATGACGGCAATGCCGCTGTCGAAAAAGGCCCGTCGAAGCCTGTCACGGACGTTGTTTATAAAGAGGGCCTCAAGGCCGCTAATGTCAGCAGCAAGGCTCTCACCGCGTGGTGGAGTGCATTGAGCGAAGAAGAGCGTGAACAGGTCTCTGCGGATCAACGCATAGATCTGAAAGCTCGCGCCAAAGTTTACGATGAAAAACAATAAGAGAGCAAATAATGGAACAGAGAACTGAAGAGTGGTATGCCGCTCGTCTTGGCAAAGTCACAGCGTCACGCGTCAGTGATGTAGTTGCGAAGACAAAGAGCGGTTACTCGACCAGCCGAGCCAACTATATGGCAGAGCTGGTTTGTGAGCGGCTAACTGGGAAACAGGGGGACTTTTTCCAGAATGCTGCAATGGCGTGGGGGACAGAGAAGGAACCTCTTGCCAGAGGGGCCTACGAGGAGCGTAACGGTATTCTCGTAGAAGAGGTTGGCTTTGTCTCCCACCCTACCATCTTGATGGCTGGTGCATCTCCTGATGGACTTGTGGGTGATGATGGTCTCGTTGAGATCAAATGCCCCAACACCGCCACGCATATCGACACGCTGTTAGATAAAGAAGCGCCGTCTAAATATGTGAACCAGATGCAATGGCAGATGGCTTGCACTGGCCGAGCATGGTGCGATTTCGTATCATATGATCCGCGTATGCCAGAGAACATGCAGTTCTTCGCCACGCGTGTCATGCGAGATAATTTTCTCATCATTGAGCTGGAACGTGAGGTCGAAAAGTTCTTGTTCGATCTGGATCAAAAGATCATCAAACTGAAGGAAACAACAAATGGCCTATGAGCGCAAAAATAATACAGGATCTCTGTTTAAGAACGACAAGATCACCAGCGAAAAATCGCCTCAGTATAAAGGCACCGTGCTGATCGATGGTGTCGAATATTGGCAATCGGCTTGGGTTAAAGAGACCAAAGACAATCGCAAGTTCTTCGAACAGGCTTTCACACGCAAAGATGCACCGGCAGAAAAGCCAGCGCCTCACGGAGAAACCAACGACGAAGTGCCATTTTGATGGACAGCAATCTGCCGCTCTCGGAACAGTTCCGCATCATCGCTAAAAAATGGGTTTATGCGGATTCTGCGGCCAACATCTTGGAGGAGAGCAAGTCTGCTTTCCTTTCCAAAAGCATGGCCGATCTTGGCGATATGCCGGTGTCGAAGGCTGAGATGACCGTCAAGGCATCTTCGCAATGGACCGACTACATCAACGAGATGGTTGAGGCGCGAAAGAAGGCGGCTCTCCTGAAAGTGCAGCTAGAGTATATCCGTATGCAATTTAGCGAATGGCAATCACATGCAGCCACACGCCGCGCAGAAATGAAACTTTAGGAGAAACATATGACCGAAGATAAAGTGTTCGAAAACCTTCTTGATAAATTGGATGAGGTGATAGCCGACCATGAGGCAATAGTTGCTTTGGAAGCTGTGTTCACCGTGGGCGCTGGAATTATTTGCGATGTCGCAAACAACAAAAAAGATGCAATAGTCGTACTGGATGATTGCATCAGAAATATGCGCGAATTAATTGATCAATATTTAGAAGCGCATAATATGAATTAAATAATAGGTTGAGATGAAACTATGAAACGTGTTCGCATAACAGCGAAAATGAGGGTGGATATTTTCACGCGGCACTTTGGCATTTGTCACCTGTGCAGCATGAAGGTCGTGCCCGGACAAGATTGGGATGTATCACATGAAATACCTTTG